TACCGTACGCTCGCGACCGGCCATGTTACTCCCCGAGCATCCTGCGGACTTGACCCGCGAAATCCTGCCATGTGGCCCTCGTGGACTCGGGCGCGACGGCCATATTCGGAACAGTCGAGATCGCCTGTCGGATCAGCAGGACCGCGCTCGCCGTCTCGGCTTGCTTCCGCGCAATCACGATCTGCGCGTCGGTCCAGAGATGTCCGATCGTGTAGCCCCAGGCATCCGGATGCCCGCTCGCCATGAGCAGGCTCACCAGTTCCCTTATGCCGTGGAGCCATTCGCCGAAGCTGACGGGAGTAGGCCGCTCAGCACCCCCGTCCACCGGCTGACGATCTCGCCGAGCTTTTTTGCCGACGTTCCTCCCGCGAACGTCAGGCGAACGATCTTCTCGACGGCCTCGATCTGCGACACGAGTGGCAGCTGCGCGGCCTGCTCGATCGCCTCCGGCTCGCGGCATCCGAAGGCGATCACGGTCGCGATCAGCACGGGCGTCTCGGCCAAAAGCGTCTCGACCACCGTCGTCACGTTCTCGGCGTCGATGCCGCCCGCCACCGCCATTGCATAGACCGTGCCGAGGGCCTCCCCGTGCTCCTGCGCCAGGAAGGTGACGGCGTCCGCGCCGAGCCCGTAGAGCGTCAGCGTGACGGTGCCGCCATCCGACGGCACCTCGATCGTATCGCGCAGGGGCACCAGTTTGCTGAGCATACTGCCCTCAAACCGGCTGGCCGTTGAGCAGGATCGCAGGGAGGTCGCCGAGCGGAAGCGCTTCGACGCTGAAGGAGCCCGTCATGTACTCCTCGCCGATCAGCGCCAGGTCGCCGCTCGGGCTGAGCTTGACGTAGGGGAAGAAGTAGTCGAGGTTGGCCCCCTTGGGGTTGTAGGCGTGATACTGCATCGCGCCGACGAACTCGGTCCCGCCGGAGATCACCTGCTTGCGCGTCGACGCGGCCACGTCGTAGGTCACGGTGAAGCCCGTGGCCAGATGCCCGCCGGCGAACAGGGTCGAGCCCTTCTTGATCCGAATGAAGCCCCGCGCGAGATCGATCTCGTAGTCGGTGTTGAGCACGAGCGGCGTGTTCGGCGCGGCGGCCAGGGTGACGCTGTCGATCGACACGGCGCGGTCGCCGGACGGATTCAGCGCGGTCTGCCCGAGCTGGTAGCCGTAGCCGAGCGTGATGGCGGTGAAGGTCTCGGTCTTGTTCGAGGCGGACGACGCGGCCACGCTGAGCGCCTGGCCGAGGAACAGCATCGCCAGGTTTTCCGGGTCCATGTCGTCGAACTGAAGCGTGCCGGTTCGCGTCACCTGCACAGTCGTCGAGTCGTCCTTCTGCCGGATCCCGCCGCGCGAGGAGAAGTGTTCGAGCTTCTCGGTCGCGATGTTCAGGCTGAGGCCCGGGGCGTTGCCGATGTCACGGAACCCGTTGGTCAGCGCGGTCGGGTTGAGCGAGGCATGCTTGGCGAGCTGCACCTGCCCTTTGCCGATGGTAAGGTTCTCGGATGTGATCAGACCCATGCGGTGCGCTCCTCGTGCTCAAGCGTTTCAAGACATATCTTGTTTTCGTGTCTGCCGCAATGTTGTTTTCGTGCTTTTCGAAACAACATCAAGCGAACGGGGCGGCGAGATCCTCGACCAGCGTCAGGGTCACACTGAGCGCGAAGAACGCCGTGGTCGAAATCGTGTCGTCGGCCGGCCTGACGACGGGCGCCCCGATGCGGATGTCCGTGACGCAGGGCTCGCGATTCCCGAGGCCGAAAAGGCTGTAGCGGTTATGCCGCTCGGCGGCGATCACACTGATGACCTCGGCCGCGAGGACGTGCGCCGGGTCGGTCGGGTGCTCCGGGTCGTCTTCGACGAAACCCTGAATGAGCAATTCCCACTCGCCCGTTGCCGTGGTGTTGGCGCCACTGCTCATCAGTTGCTCGGCCGCCCGCGGATGTTCGAGGATCGACACCAAGGGCAGCGGGTCGCTCGGTCCGAACAGGTCGCGACCACGGAACACCCTGGGCCGCTGGACGCCGGCCGCGTCGACGTAGTCGGTCAGGTCGTTTTCGAACGGAAGACCGTCGCCACCTCGAACGTGCGTCGGCGCGACCTTCTTGACGGTCTCCGCGAGCGCCTTGAGCACCCGCAGGCGGAACGGTTTGGCCATCAGTCGATCTCCACTTTCATCAGGCGCCAGAATTCGGCTTCAAGTTGCTCGGCCGCCCAGGACTCCGTGTCGGCGAACGCGCCGCCGTTGTTCGAGGCGCCCATGAGGATCTGGTCGACGCTCGGACCGTAGAGCAGCCACAGATTCTTGCCGATTTCCTTAGGCTTGTAGGCGTTGCGCGGGGCTTCTCCGTCCGTGCGCAGGGCCAGGCCGCGGTTGCCGCCTCGCAGATTGATGATGAAGCTGCGCGCGATGTAGCGCGCCTGGGCTGACCGTTTGACACGGACTTTCGGTCGCTTCTGCTGACCGGCGAACCGCGCGAGCGACGTTGGTGTATCGCGCCCGCGGATAACAGCTTCTAGATTCCCTGGTTTGGCGCGCTGAAAAACAGCCAGCCGCCCAGAACTCGGCGACACATAACTGGCCGGCAGATTCACTTCGCCCGTCACCATGCGCGCGAGGCGCGTCCGCGTTCTGTCGATCGTCTTGTTGATCGCGCGCCGAACTGCCAGATCAACGTCCTTTTGCAGCTCGTCTGTCGCCAATGCGGCTTCAGTCAGACCCTCGATCGCGATGACAAGGACTTCCGGCATGCCCGCCTCAGGACGGCACGAAATCAGGCGGCGCTGCGTTCGCCCACAGGGTCGCGGCTTTCGCCTCGGTCACGCGAGTGACCACGAACTCGACGTAGCCCATGCGCGCCGGGGCGCCGGTGACCAGACGGTAAGCCTCGTCGGGCGCCAGCAGGATATGGGCATTCGGCATCGGCGACAGTTCGGCAAGGTCGAAGACGACCCGAATGTCGGCGTCGAGCGCCCGGCCGAAACTCTGGTCCTGCGGCCCGGCTTCTGCCCAGCGGATGCGCATTCGCACGGTGACCGTCACACCCACCTGATTCTCACGCAGCGCGTAGACAGCCCGCACGCCTAGCGCGGCATGCAGCTGCGTGTTCTTGGCGCGCAGGTGGTCGCGCCAGGCGGCCATCAGATCAGGTCGTCGTCTTCGCCGGCCGTGGCGTCGGCCGCCGGGGCCTTGCCCTTCGCCTTGACGCTCTTGGGCTTCTGCGACGGTTCAGCGACGGGCACGGGCTGCTCGGCGGCAGGCGGAAGTTCCTCGGGGGCCACGGGGGCCTCCTCGGACTCGAGTCCATCAGCTTCCGAGGGCTCGGCCAGCGGCTCATCGTCCGGAATGCGAATGACGGCGCCGACCGCTTCAAGGCGATCCGTCACGTCTTCGGGCAAGCCGGACAAAAGATCGCCGGGTTTTGCGATCCGCTCCTGCACGGTCGCCGGATCGATATAGTGTATGGTGTGGACGGCCGTGAACGAACTTCCCATATGGCACCTTCTTGGAATCGTGTTTCAGCAGAAGACAAAAAGCACGCCGATCGTGTGACCGACGTGCTTTTTTGCTCACGGCAGAACCGTCGCCTTCAGCGTGCGGTTCGGATAGAGCGGGATCATCAGCGGCGCGGACTCGTGCATCACGAACATCTGCGACGGGTCGTTCTCCAGCCACATCGACGGGNNCGTTGTAGATCGCCCCGAACGCCCGCAGACCCTCGCAGCCCGGCGCCACCAGGAGGATGTCCTTCGGCCCGAGCACGGGCACCATGGTGCCGGCGTCATTCTCGAAATCGTCCTTGTAGCAGTAGACTTCGAGATTGGTGCCCAGCGTCCCGAGATAGGTAAGGCCGAAGTCCGGCACGGTGATGCCCGTGCTGATGTTCACGCCGGCGTTCTGGCGCACGGTCGTGTCGAGCTTCGACAGCACGTCCTGGTTGTTTTTGAAAACCGGGGCGACCTGCGATCCGACGTACATCCGCGTCGGCATGCCGCCGCGCAGCGCGTTGACCATGGTGGCGGCCCACGTCTCGATGTCGTTGAGGATGAGGGTCGCTTGGTTGTCCCAGAAGTTCGCGGTCTTGATGACGGTGTGTCCGGCGTCACGGCCGAAATCGACGATCACCTCCTGATAGGCGGCGCCCTGTTCCCGGTGATACTTGATCGTCACCTTACCGTCGATCATCGCCCGCGAGGCCATCCAGGCCCAGGTCGTGCGGATCGACCGCACATGTTCGTCCTGGCGTTTCATCACCGCGAGATCGAATTTCTGTTGCAGCCCGAGATCCGGCTCGCCGAGCATGACGCGCCGGTCGGGGCCGGCAACGTCGACCGGACTCACGGAGTCCTTGGGCTTGATGTAGCCCGGCAGGAACGAACGGATACCGGTCTGCTTCTCGCGATAGATCGGCTTGCCCTGGTCCAGCGGCAGCACGAACGGCGCCAGCGTGCGATACGCCGACGGCAGCTCGTGGAGCATGATCTCCTTCGTTTCGGAATAGAAGTCCTGCTTGAAGTAGGTGTCCAGGAAGTAGTTCGGGATGCCGTCGCGACGATCATCGCGCAGCGTGGCGGCCAGCATTCGCGTGGTCCAGAGGGTCAGCTGAGACGGGGGCATTTGGCGCTCCGTAATTGGTGTTGCAGGGATGCCCGCCGGTTCAGCCTGCGGGCTGCAGGATCAGGTCGGATCGCCCAGCTTGACGCGCTTGAGCACGATCTGGGTCGGCGTGGGCGCGCCGTCGAAAGCGCCCCACTTCTTGGTGTCGTTGTCGTAGGAGGCCGGCCAGACGACCTTGTCGAAATCGAGCGCCCCCGCCCGCGCGACCGGCGCGCCCTTGTAGGTGGTCGACGCATCGGTCACGATGTCGGTGACCGTGACGCCGATCGCCTGGGTGGTGCCGTAGACGGCCGGGATCAGCCGCCCGTTGCCGTCGAGCCCCACCGGCGTGAAGGCCGGGATGGTCTGCGACGCGGCCACGATGCGATCGACGATCACGGGTGCCGGCGACGAGCCGATGAAAA